TTAGAAATAATGCGCGAAACTTTTGCAATTAGACATTAGGCTGACTTCCGAAATAGCGTTTGCTGGCTGCGTGGCCTCGCCGTTTTCGGAGACACCACGGTACAGGGCAGGCGCTATTTCTATTTCCAATAGCTTGTGATCTTTGTAACGGGTATCAGCGCTTGTATTTTCATTTCTACCTCGTTCTGTTTGTTTTTGCTCCTCCGTCACCACATCCAGCTTGAGCTTGACCGAATACAGCCTGTCACCCATGCGCAGGGCCGAGTAGTACACATCCTGGCCGCCGCTGTTCGGGTGTCTTTCATCCGCTGGTTCATAGTGATCGTATTCGGCGTTTCTCACCATTTCACGCAAGCCGGCATAGGCGTTCCGGTGTTCGCTGGAACGGGAACGCTTGACCGAAGCGCCCACATTGGTTCTGGTGAAACGGGCCGTCTGACCTGTGGAGGCGATTTCAATATCTCCCCCCTCCGCGAGCATGTCTTTCAGCCAGGCGGCAAAGTCCTTCATGCCGGCAAATTCCGGCACGGCGTGTTCGGGCAGGCTCACCACCCTTGCTGTGGCGCTGTCCGGCTTGCGGGTCAGACCTTCCCGGAGGCGCGGGGCAGAATGCGGGGCGGGGGCGGATACAGTGCCCGATGCGGATGCGGCGGAACGCTGTCGCGGCAGGGGGGCGGCTGCAAAGCCGTCTTCCGCCGCCAACATTCTGTTGAACACGGCGCGGACGTCGTCGTTGAGTTCCACATCAAGGCTTGTGGCCTTGCGGTAGAGATGGACGAGCCATTGCCGGAAGCGGGCGAAGATCGATTCCAGTTCCCGTGAGGGGGCCTTGCCTTCTCGCAGGTAGCGTTCAAAGCCGCGGGCAAAGGCTTCGTGCTGGGCGCGGGTGAGCGGAGCGTCGCCCTGCGCGCCGAGCCAGCGGCGGATTGCGGCCAGATCTTTGATTGTGGAGGCGTCGGCAATGCCGGCCCGAATATCCTGCTCCATTTCCAGCAGGAAGAAATGCCCTGTCTCGTGAAGCATGGTGGAGAGATCCGCCTTGTCATACAGGCGGATCAGATAACCTTCGTCCACGGGCGTGATCGAGCCGCGGGGGGAATCACTCTCCGTAATCCGCAGATTGACGCCGCCGTCAGAGGTGTCTATAGTTTGCCTGTCAGCACGTTGTTGCTGATGCAACACGCCGCTTTGGCCCGAGACAGCGTCAGGGGACTCTTGGAGTTGATTGGACTGCGCCCTTTCCCAAAGCGGCGTTTTTTTATCATAGTATTGCGGGCGCATTGGACCAGCCGTTGCGACACTGTAATAATCCCCGCTTTGCGCAAATTCGAGGCGAATCATCACCCGGCCCTGTGGGGTCATGATGCGGGAAACGAGATCGTATTTCCTTCCGTTGCCGTCAACATCGTAGACCGCGCTCACGTTCTCCAGCACCCTGTCCACAAAATCCCGTGCATTGGCAAAACCAAGCCCGCGGATCTCCTTTCCGTGCCGTTCTTCGATGTGGTGCAGGCCCTTGTCGTCCAGCACGATGCTTCCGGGCTTGTCGAGCTTCAGCGTGCGGGCGATTTCAGGAGAAACCCACCCCACTTCCCGGCCGTTGTTGGGGTAGGTGACGTTATTTTGCCGAAGCTTCGTGCGGTCTTGCTGGCGCAGGGACTCGTCTGTAACAAAAAATACCTTGTCGTCGCTGTCCTTGACATCTTCGAGAAGCTGGCGTAAAGAGATGTTGAAGGTGCCTTCTGTTTGGCCGGTGGTAGCCCCGTTCGCGGGGAGTCCCGGCATGTCCACAGAGGGCATCTTCTTTTCCAACCTGTGGTGGTAGAGCTTGAGCGACGAGGGAAAGTCCACGGAAAGATGGCCGTCAATAAATTCGTTCACGGTCAGTTTGACGGCATACATGGCATCGGCAATTTTCAACGGCGCGTAGAACCGATGGACACACTTCACTCCCGGCCGCTGGTGCGAGTCCGGATGGCTTTCAACCAGAAGCGCCCGCTCCATCAGCTCCGGCAGTGCGCAAACTGCTTCAAACTGATCTCTAATATTCACAGAAGCAGCATCACTCTTTAAATGCTCGCCCAGATCGGACTTGGACATTGTGATGACAAAGCCCGTGTCCTTGTTGATCACGCCGGACTTGAAGCGTTCAAGAATTGTTCCCGCAACATTGCTCTGAATATATGAGCGGATTTCCTTGAGCGATCGGTGCGGTGCGGATCGTTCGATGCTTGTGATCGGAATTTCACGTTCCAGATCCACTCCCTCGTTGAGAGGCTGGAAAAAGCCTTCCGCTCCGTTTTCCGGTCTGCCCCGCGTCCAATCGCCGCCGGCACGCACCCTGAACCGCCGCAGGCTCTCGGCCACCGGCACGCCCGAACGCGCCTCACGGCGTTGCGCCCAGGCGAGCAGGAGGCGGGCGTAGATGTCGGGCGCGTTTTCTCCATTTCTGACCACTCCATCCGGCAGGGCCGCGGCTGTCTCCTCCCGGATGCGGGTCAGTTCCGTCTTGATTGCTCTCTGCCGCTCCGCATAGTCCGCATACACGGCCGCTGTTTCAGCCGCATCTTCGGCAAGGCGGTTCTCAAGATCCTGCGCTTCCCGCATGTTGGGTTGATCCGGATCTTCGCGCATGATCCGGGCTACGGCCCTGAATTCCTCGGGATCGAGGTAGGCGTGCACCCGAGCCAGGGGCAGTTCCAGATCCTGTCCCCGGGCGGCGGCTTTGCGCACCGTGCGGAGCTTCACTCCCAGAAGGGCGAGGATGCCGCTCCCGGATTCGTGCAGCGTGAGCAGATCCGAAGCCGGCAGGCTGATGTTCCCGTCCATGCCGCCGGCGTGCAACACTTCTTCGAGCTGGCGCGGGGCAAAGCCTTTCATGTCCACGGCTTCGACGTGATCGTGCAGGGCAAGCTGGCGATCGTGAAACTCCGTGGCGCGGCGGGCCTGCCCCGCGTCGTGCGAGGCTCTGCCAAGCCCGCCGAGCAGGCCGAAGGGCGCGGCCAGGGCCGCGGCGTACAGGCCCTCATCATGGGTTTTGGGCAGAGCCGCGACAAAATGCTCAAACCAGGCCCGCGCGCCTTCGTCCTCTTTCAGGGTGGCCCAGATATTGGTCGCCGCTTCGGGGTAGCTTTGCAGGTATTCGGTAACCGCTTCGCTCCCCGCGCCTTCCACACCTTGTGCCAGACGCTTCTTCCAGCCTTTTGCCTTCAAGGCAGACCGCCATTTGTTAAGGGAGAACAACTCCAGAGGCATTTGCAGAGCGGCGTCGCCCAGACCGGCGGCAAGGGCGCGCTCAGGACTCACGCCCTGCTGCCTCAGTTCACGGTACTGACCGCCGACAATGCCGGCCCCCGCCGTTGCCATGCCGGCAAGCGGACCGCCGGCGGCTGTGGCCCCGAGCTGTACGCCCACCTGCGGGATCTGCCGGATAAAATTCTGCACATACCCGCCCAAAACCGACTGCGCCTGAAGCGGCGCGGGACGGGAGCGCTCCAGCTCGTCCAGTGCCGCATCCATATGGTCGGCCGCGTTGTTGAGCAGGGCGCTGGAGTACTCCTGCCGATCGCCGTTTGAATCAATGAACGTGCCTTTGCTCAGGTTGCGAAACACGGCGGAGAGAAAACCGCTAAAATTTTTTGCGCTCTCGTCGATGCCCTCGTGCAAAAGGATGGGGATCTGCTCCAGCGGCCCGATATGCCTTTGCCGCAACGTGCCGTACCTGTCATTGCGCCCTTGCTGCCGCATTTCCTCGTTGCGCCATTCGGCGCGCATGGCGTCGAAAAGCTTGAGCAGCTCCTCCGGGACCGCGCGCATGAGTACGGTGTTCGCGGGGGTGCGCGCGCTCCACTCGGCAAGGCTCGGGTTCTGTTCGGCGCGGCGCACGGCGGAGAGCCAGGCGGCGTATTCCAGGGCGTCGTCCGGCTCGGGCAGGTTGGAATCGTCCATACAAGAGGCAGGTTGCAGCGACGTGATTTGAACCGGAGGATCGGGCGGAAGCGTGTCGGACGCGAGAGGCGGCAGGGAAGAATCCGGCAGAGATTGGGGCTGGGGCATGGGCTGAGAAAAGGGCAGGGTCTGGCTCATGGAGTGTGCTCCGTCTGTCATTCTTCAAAGATGTAAAGCCGGGCGGCGAGACGGCGGATCTGCGCTTCGCTCATTGCCTTGTCGGGGTCCGCTTCCGCAGTCAGGCGGTCGTACAGCCCGGGAGGCACGGCGATTCCGGCCGAAGCAGGAAAAAGGGATCGGCAGATGCGGTTGACGCGGGTTTGCGTCAGCCGTTTTCCTGTTGCGCCGGCATAGGCATGGGCCTGTTGCGCCTGAGCGCGGGTCAGGCCATGCCGCAGAATAAAGGCATCCACGGCGTCGGTATCGTTGGGGTTGATGCCGCCCCGTTCCGCCCCCAGATCCATCTGCCGGCGCAGTTCGTCCAGCGCGGCGGCGTTGTCCGGGGTGACGCGCTCGCCGTCGCCGCAAGGATCCTGCCGGAGTCTTTCCCGTGCCGCCTCGGACAGATCCGCGGATTCGGCAAGCCTGTTCAGCGCCTCGTGCCAGAGCCAGCCTTCATTGCGGGCCTGCTCCCTGAAACGGACTATCTCGCGGGCCGCGATCGCGTCGCGCCGGGTTTCACGCCGGGTGAACTCCTGCTCCAGCATCGCGCGCACCTGATCGCGCATGGCCGGGTGGGCGATGGCGTCAACCAGGGCAAACGCTTCGTCGCGCTGGGTTTCCAGTGAAGGAAAACCCTGAACGCCGTTCAGGATCTCCCCGGTCGCTCCGAGCACGGCGCTCTGTTCCTGTTCGAGCCGCGCCTGTTTCGCATCCGCCTGGCGCCGCGCTGCCAACTGCCTGCCCTTGCTGGCGATCTTCCTCTCGTAGCCGGCGGCGCGTTCCCCCAGAAAGTCCCGGTGGCGCTCAAGCGCGCCCCGGGCGTCCTCAAGTCTGCCTTGCGCGAGGAAGCCGTCGATGATCGCTCCCGCCGCCTCATGATCCAGACCGTCAATGACGCCCTGAGCGTCCTCTTTCGGAAAAAGCGCCAAATGCCGCAGCTTGAGGTTGTTTATCCTTTCCTGAATGTAATTCCCGTCGCCGGGAGCGGCCGCTATGTCGGCCAGGGTCTGCGCCTTGTCCGCGGCAAAAACCGTTTGCCGCCAGGCCGCCTGTTCCCGCGCGGCGTAGGCCCGGCCTTCCTCCGCAAGGTGCAGGCCCGCGGCCTCGGCGTCGCGGATGAAGTGTTCGCGGAAGCGCCCGGTAAAGGCGTCCGCCGCGGACATGCCGATTTCGCAGGCGAAATCGCTGAAATGCTGTTCCGCATTCGCGGCGTCCTTACCCCTGTTTTCGCACATGTAGCGTTCCCGCTCGCGGGAGAGGGCCGTGCGGTAGGTTTGCAGGGCTTCGGAGACGGCCGCGCTCTGCTCGCTGACGTACTCGGCAAGGCTCTCCCGCGTGACGTCGCGCCCGGCCCTGAGCAGGGCGTCCACAACGTCGGACTGCGCGGAGCGGGTGGCGGCGTCGATCAGCACTCTGGGCGCGCCGGGGTCAATGCCGCCCGCCTGCACGTCGCGCGGCGGCGGGCCATATTCCTGAGGGATCACGATCATGAATGGCTCCTTGTTTCAGTGCCGCACACGGGTTTTGGACCAGCCTTGCAGAGCGCGGTCCCAGTACTTGGGGGCGGGGGAGCTTGCGCCGCCGAAGCCGCCGGCCGATCTGTACGCGCTGACCCCGGAAGCGAGGCCGGAAAGCCCGGCCGCAAGCAGGGACTGCCCCAGGTTCGAGACAGTGGATCCGTACCAGTCGGCCGCGTTCTCGAAATTGCGCTCGTTGGCCTCCTGCGCCCTGATGTTCTGGCGGGTCTCCCACGCGCTGACGTCCTTCTGATGGAGGTTCAGCCCCACGTCCGCGGCAAAGCGGTCGGCGTTGCCCTGAAGCAGCGCCGCGGAACTGCCGGAGGACAGATCCCTGTTCATGGCGCCGAGAGCCGCGATATTGCCGCTTTGCAGATCGGCATAGCTCCGACGCAGGGCCGAACGCTGGCGATCCAGGTTTTCCGCCTCGATCCGCCCCTTTTCCGCTGTGATCCCGGCCTGATTGCGGGCCGCCTGCGCGTTGGCCTCCATCTGCGCCTGCTGCGAGCGCGCCTGAATGTTGCGCTGCCGCGTCTGCGACAGGGAAGAAAGCGCCGAAAGCCCGCCCATCGTCAGGGCAAAGGTAGCCGCACCCATGTCAGAAACCTCCCTTGCCCGCGTGGGGCGACACATCAAGCGCCGTGAGCACGGCCAGAACCGTCAGGGGAGTGGCGCTGTTCACCTCCAGCACCAGCGGCGCTTCGTCAGACCAGCCGCCGCACAGATCAAGGGCCAGATCCGTGCCTTCACTGAACAGGGGCGCGGTCTGAAAGGCTCCGCCGCGGATATGGCGATCCGCCACGGGCGAGAGCCGGAGCGCCGTCCCGGCCGTACCCAGCCCGGCGCGGAAGGACATGCTGCGGTAGACCCTGATCCGCACCGCGCACACCTTGCGATTGCAGAGCAGACTTGATCCCTGTTGGGTCTGGATCTCCGGCGGATTGGGCGTCAGACGCGAGACATAGGGCAAGCCCACATGCACGGAAGACGCCGGCCGCCGCAGGCGAAGCTCCCCGGCGGGCGAAACCTTCAGGCCGTCCACCGTGCCGCCGTCGGCAAACACCCGCACGGTGCGCCCCGCAAGGTGGGAAAGCCCGGAAAACACGCTCTCGGGCGGGCCGAGATAGTTGAGCGCGCTGTCCAGGAAGTACGCTTCGGCCAGATCCTCGGCGTCGAAAAAGCTGTCCAGACGCTCCACGCACAGCCCGCATTCCCGCCGCGCCAGAAACCAGACCTGATCGTCCGGCGTGCCGGGCATGACGGCCACGTCGACAAAACGCCCGTCCGTGTCATGCCGGTGCCAGCCCATGACTTCCTGTTCCGGCATGTAGGTCAGGCCGGCGAGCATTCCGTCTCCGAGCACGCACCAGACCACCGAATACGGCTCCTGCTGGTAGGCCCAGGCCGTGACGCCGGCATCGCGCAACAAGTGGCGGGCAAGCAGGGTGATGTCCTGCCCGAGGTACTTGTCCGCGCTGTAGTTGTAGGCGTAGCCGCGCACGGCCTCGCCCCCGCGCTGGAGGTAGAGCACGCCCCCTCCCACGGAAAGGGCGGAAACGGCGTCATCCCCGCCGTTGGAGGTCTGCATCTGGAAACTGGCGTTGGCGGGCGTGAGGGCCACGCCCTCGCCGGCGGAAAGCGTCCACTCACTGCCCTCGGAACCGAAGGTGAGGGACTGCCTGTCGGGCTGGAGCCAGACGATCCGGTTGGCCTGCGCGGCCGCCAGGGTGACTTCGATGGCGTCGTCGTCCTTGGGCGGGGTGGATGCGGCCAGGTTTTCAAACTCTCCGGTACGGGAGAGCCAGATGGTCATGGGCCGCTGCGTCGTGGCCGCCCAGCCGAGCCGCTGCTGGTGGAAAAAGACCTGAGAGGGCCAGTCGCCCGGTTCCGCAAAGGGATTCCTGTGCTCGGGCGGGGTGTCCTCGGTATCCGCGCCGATGTTCTCGTCGTCAAAGGAGCATTCCGCGCCGGCCCTGCCGATGTAGCCGAACACGCCGTATTTTTTCTTGTATACCCGGTAGTAGGCCGCGCCGGGCACGGCCGTCCAGGTGATGCGGATGATGTAGCTCACGGAATTGAGCGCCTTGGCGGTGATGCTGGTTTCCGCGCTTGTGTTGGATTCCTGCCCGGTCTCCTCGTCCACGGCGGTGACGGCGTAGGTGTACTGCTTGGTGGAATCGTCCCCGTTGTAGTCCTTTTCCACAACCCGAAGGCTGACGCCGCCGGGCGCGGCCACGGCGGGCATGAAGGTCGGCTCGCTCCAGCGCCAGTCGTCGTCGGCATGGCGCGAAAGCCGGGCCGGCGCATGGCCGGGGTGCGCGAAATAGATCACGTCCGCCGACTGGGCAAAGCGGAGGCCGGGCAGATCTGCCGCGGCATAGGGCGAGGCGAACGTCCTCGGGATCCCGTGCTCGTCCGCAACCATCCGCCCGTCCGGAAGCCAGACGCGCATGACCCTGTCGCCAAATTCCAGCATCCGACCCTGAGTGGCGGAAAAGACAAAGGGAATGAGCCTGCCCCGTTCCCCCAGAGCCATGCCGAGAAAGCGCGTGCCGGGCCGGCGCGTCGCCCCGCCCTGCGGCATGGGCACAAAGTTTCGCATTTCGCGGCAGCCCGTGGCGTAGCGGGGCTGATCCACCCGCCCGCGCATGAGCGGGGTGATCTCCCCGCCGTTGAGCACGTTCTGAACATGATGCAGCGGCATCAGCACACCATCCTTGCGGCAAGAAAGGCCGAGCGAAAGGCGCGCTCCGGCGCGAGCGCCAGATCGTTTTCCGTTCTGGCGCGGTCAAGCGCACGCTCGAAGAGTTCCAGATAGTCCCGCGCGCGGCCGCCGCCCTGCTGGACGTAGGCCGCGATTTCCACGGCCACGCGCCAGGCCAGGGCGTCGGCAAAGGCAGCGGGAAAGGCGGCGACCTGTCCGCTGACGTACCGAAGCGTGACGCCGCCCGCGCGGGTGTGCAGCGTCTCGCCCCCGCCTGTTCCGGAAAGGGCCCAGGCGATGCGCCGCCCGTCCTCCCCCAGAACCTCGACAATCCGCAGGCAGTCGGCCGGCAGGGACCAGGCGTGGCGCCAGCCCGGCGCGGCCGGCCCGGCCCTTTGCGCCAGTGCGGCGTAACGCACGGCGAAGTTCCACGGATGCAGGGCCAGACAGCAGTCCAGCGCGCGGTCATAGGCGGCCGCCGCGGTCTGCGCCGCCGGAGCGTCCTGAAAGGCGGCGGTGACGCCCTGCGCGCCCACGCGCATGAGGGCGGTGTTGATGATCCCGGTTTTGGTGTGACGCATGAGTTCTCCTTTGGAGTCAGAGCGCATGGGGCTTGTCCCCCGAGCTTTTCAGGCATGGGGGACAAGCCGAAAAACAAGCGCTCCGCTCTGTTACAGCGCGTGCTCCGAAAATGGCGACGCCAGCGGAAACGCCGGCCACGGGGTTTCGTCCTCTCCGCCGTCCCAGGGCGCGCCGTCCTGAGCTGGCAGATCCCGCAGGGTCTGGCGGTAGCCCGCAAGAACCTGATCTTCCTCCTCCGTCAGGGGGTAGTCCCGCATCATCAGATAATCGGTTTCGGCAAGGCGCTGGTTGCGCGCCTCCCGCAGGCGGCGGGCGCGGGCCGCGACGCTGTTGTATTCGGCCAGACGGTCGGCTTCGGCCTCGGCTTCTTCCGCGGCGCGGGCCGCGTCCCAGTCCTCTGCCGTGATGTAGCCTTCGGGCTGTTCGTCCCACATTTCCGCATTGCCCGAGGGCGAATAGAAAACAGGCATTCGTGACCTCCCTATGCCGCGCTGATCGGGCTTTCGATGATGATGCAGCCCTGTTTGCCGGCACTGCCGGCGCTGCCGGAAAACGTCTGTGACCGGGAGCTTGCGGTTGCCGTTGCGCCGGAACCGCCATTGCCTCCGTTCCCGTAAGGATTGTGGCTGGATATCGCGCCTGTTCCCGGCAGTCCGCCTGTGCAGTGGCCGCCGCTTGCAGTGGTGGTGACGCCAGAGCCTCCGTCCGTCGCGACAGATCCGTAGGACGTTCCGCCGGCGCCGCCGCCTCCGGCCGAGGGACCTCCTCCACAGTAACATGCCGGCGCATTCCTGGTTGACGTTCCAGCGCCGCCATTTCCTCCATTTCCGCCAGCTAATGCCGTAATGGAAGAGAATGTTGTGGCTCCGCCAGGCCCTCCAACAGTAAAAGCAATAGTTTTACCTTTGGTGAGAGACAACCGTTGCGTCACAACCTGACCCGCCCCGCCCCCACCTCCGCCGCCGCCCGAGGCTGCGCTGTAGCAAGAGACATCGCATGAGTTGCCCTCCGACGCGTTCACATAATACCCATATTTGGAAACTCCGTTTCCTCCGTTGCCTCCCTTCCCGCCACCGCCGACGCAAGTGATTTTGTATTGTCCGGTCTCCGGCACGGTCCATGAGCCGGACGAGGTGAAGACAGTTCCATCTACAGCGGCGACTCCCATAAGCCGATCCCACGCCCTTTTGACGCCCTTTGGAGAAAGGGCCACGCCGTCGGCCGCCGACAGTTCCTCCTCGAAGTTGTCGACGATCCTGACGTGCCCGTACTGCGTGGGGTTTCCCCGGCCGTAGGCGTCGGCATCGGCGGAAGCGTGCGGGCCGAGCGAGAGCACGCCGGGGGTCTCTTCCTCCCCCTGTTCGGGGTTGTCGCCCTCCTCCGGATCCTCCGGGGAGGTTTCGGAGTCACCTTCGGAAGCGTCCGCATCGGACGCGAGGCTGATTCCCGCGTCCTGCCCCGCAACATCTTCCGAATCCGCGTCGTCGGGCGCGGCAGGGGTGATGTTCAGCCCCGCGCCGATCCGCACGATGCCCGGCATGTCGCGGGTGGCCAGACTCAGGGCGATGGGCTTGCCCTCGGGGTCAAAGCGATCTTCGAGCGCCTTGACCCGCGCGGCGATGCCGGGGTCCGCCCCCCCGCCCGCGGGCAGGGGGACCGCCTTGCCGTTCACCATCTGAAAGGTTCGGCTGATTTCAGGCATGATTACGCTCCGGCAACAACGGTGAAGAAGGCCCCGTCCGGCAGATCGAGCGCGGCGACGGCCGCCTCGAAGCCTTCATCTTCGGGCGACGTGGTGACGTAGGCGCCGTATCGGCCGCCAACGGCCTTGCCGTCGAACGTCAGGCCGGCGGCATCCGCGCCGAGCTTGTCGAGCACATCCGTGCGGTTGGCGTGCTCGTGGGTTTTGGCCACGGCCTGATCGATCTCCGTCGCGCCGACATCGGGCCTGCCCTGCACGTCGCCCCAGCTGACGACAAGATCCATGCTCTCGGCTTCCGCGGTTTTGACCCAGCCGGCGGCCGCGCTCTCGTAGATATACTTGGCCGCCCCGTGGTCCACGGTGGGATCGGCGCTGGCGTCCTTGACCCAGACCTGATCCCCGATCTTCATGCCGGAAAGCGCGTCCCTCCCCGCGATATCCTCCGCCACATGCGTCGTGCTCCGGCCGGCAAGCGAACCGGACAGGGCGGCCAGTTTGCTTTCAACGTCCGAACCGTCGGCGGTTTTGACCTGGGAAGCGCTCGTCTCCAGATGGATCTGCCGGGTGGAACCGTTGATGTTCTGGAGCAGGGGGGTGTTGACGATGGGAAACGCAGCCATGATGTTCTCCTTTTCTGTTTGTTCGTTGTTTGGTTACATGGTTTTCTGAAGCAGCTTGCGCCGCTTGCCGCACAGGGTTTCGCCGGGGGCCGGGATGTCGGGGATCTCCGGCGTGTCGGGATTGTCCGGATCGCCGGGACCGTCAGGGGATTCCGGCTTGTCCGGGGCTTCCGGATCGGGCGGACAGGGCGGACATTCGAACGCGCCGGCCAGCAGAAAGAAGCAATCCGCTTCCGGCGCGTCGTCGAGACTGTCCGCCGAGGTCAGGGGCAAGGCGCACAGGGCCGGCACGATCAGGGCGGAATCAAGGATGAGGAAGCCGGATGGGGCGTCCTCCAGATCCGCCATGTCGCGCACGGTGAAGATGCCGCCCCGCCCGGCCAGACAGGCGACGGCCCGCGCCTTTTGCGCGGCGCGCTCGGCGTCGTCCGCCGCTTCCTCGGATCGATCGGCCTGCTCCGTGGCTTCCAGAGCCAGATTGCCGGCAATGCCGGCCTGGCGGCTGGCTTCATCCGCGGCCTGCCCCGCCCTGCCGGCCGCATCCAGCGCGGCGTCGCCCGCCGCCTTTGCCCGATCGGCTTCGCCCGCGGCGAGGCGGGCGCTTTCACGGGCGGCTTCTTCCGCCTCGCGCACGCCGCCCGCCACGTTGGACGCGACAACCCAGGCGTTGAGCCTGTCGCCGGCCGGGATGTCGATGAGCATCCGCACCGTGCGCGAAACCTCGTCCCGCGCGCCCACTTCCTCGAAGGCCGTGCCCCGGAAGAGTTCCACGCCTTCCCAGTTCAGGCGCAGGGCGGCCCGGCCCGCGAGGTAGACCACGGGAAGGAGCACTTCGCTCCCGGCCCTGACGGCCTCCGGCAGGGTCCAGGTGGCTTCCAGGTTCTCCACGCCCTGAGCCAGAGAGGCGATCTGCCCCGCCCGCCCGGCGGCCTCCTCGGCCCTGTCGGCTTCACGGCGCGATCTGTCCGCCTCGCCGTGGGCGCGCTCCACCTCCCGCTCGAAGGTCAGGATGTGGTCGGCGGCCAGACCGTCCAGGCGATTGGCCTGACTGTCGCCCTCCTCACGCAGTTCGCGCAGGGCCGCGGCCTTGATTTCCGCGGTTTCGGCGCTCGACGTTCTGGCCTCGCGCGCGCTTTGCGCCGCCTGAGCCGCGGCTTGCGCGGCGGCGTCCCCGGCCTCGAACAGGGCGAGGCCGCGCTCTTCCGGGCTTTGCTCCGACGCGGCCGGGACCGTGACGGCGCGGGCCAGCCCGGCCTGCAACTGCTGGATCATCCGGACCTGCCGGTCGAGCTGGGTTTCCAGAGCCTGGGTGTCCACATCCGTTGTGGAGGAGAAATCCGCCTCCTGCGTGGCGGGCACGGCAGAGGCCACGGCCAGCATGGCCCCCACCGGCACGCGCCCGCCGCCCGGAGCGCGAACCAGCGTGACCTCGCCGCCGGAAGGCAGGACGGACACGACATAGTCCGCGCCGGGGGTCAGCGTTGTTTCCGTCCGCCCGTCCACGGAAACCGTCACGCGCACGTCTCCTTCGCCGTACACGGAAAACGGAAAGGGGAAGGACAGCACATCCGGGGTCACAACATAGCGGACGATGACGCCGGTTTCAGCGATCATGCGGACTCACTCCTTTATGCTTACCGGGCCAGACAGGTCAGAAACACATCCACGCCGCCTGTCAGCGCGCCTTCCAGATGCATTTTCACATGGTTGCGGCAATCCGGCAGAATCAGCCGCGCCAGCGCGGCCCCGTCCTCGAACTCTCCGGAAACCATGATCATGGGGCCGTCGCCCTTTGCCTCGAAAGGGCCGGCGGGATCGTCGCTTTCCAGAATGCTCATGCACAGATCGCTTGCCGAAACGCCCTGACCGGCCGCGGCCAGCACGACGCACAGCGCCCCGTTGTGCGCGCCCACGGAAAGAGGATCGGTGTCGACGCCGCCCGCCCCCACAGCCAGATCGCGGGCGAAATACTGATCGTGCCAGCGGCTTTCCAGGCCGTAGCCGAAATGCGTGCTCATCACATGTCTCCTTGTGAATGGATGTTCCCGAGAGACGATCCCCAGGGCATGATCCCGGTGTGCGATCCATGCCCCGCCGGGCGCGGGGAACCCGCGCCGGAGATCGCGCCAGCGCGCGGCCCCATCACACCGCGGCTTCCGTGCCGTCCGGCAGGTTGTAGGATCCCACAAGCTTCACCCCGTTGATGTCGCCAATGACGGTTTTCATGGACCCGTCGTTGATCGTCATTTGCAGGTATTCCTTCTTGATGGCGCTCATGGTTTTCTGAAGGATCTTGTGGTGGCCGAAAATGTAGGTGTTGCCGGCCGTGCCGCGCACCGCGGCGATGGCGTCCTCCAGCATGTCCAGGGTGGGCAGGTTGGCCGCGTTCACATTGGCGACGGCGAAAACCGAGCGCTCGGGCGCGAGGTTCTGCCAGCCAAAGCGCCCGCGGTACTCCACGCCGTAGCCGAGCACGCCCTCCTCGCTCCGCAAGTGGTAGAGGCTCCCCCCGTTGATGGGGGTAATGTCCACCAGCCGGCCCTGCGTGAAGCCCGTGGGATCGTAAATGCCGATGTTGGCTTCCTTGTCGAAGCGCACCACCATGACGGTGTAGGCGTCCTTCGCGGCCTTGCCCCGGACGACGAGTTTCTTGGCGAGCGCGGCCTTGCGCCAGTGATCGCGCCAGATGGCCAGCTCGGTGTCCATGCCCGCCTTGCCGAGAATGGCGGACTCGCGCCGGGCAAAGTACTGGGCCGCGCCGCCGAACTGATCGGCCTTGTCCTTGCTGACTTCCATTTCCCCGCCAAGCACGGAAACATAGGTCTGCCGCAGGTTGGCGTCGGCCTTCATGCTGGGCAGGGGCGCGCCAAGCTCGCCAAAGGCCGGCCCCTGAACGTTGGCGAGCACTTCTTCCACGTTCCACAGGCCGTGCGTGGCGGGAATCCATTTGAGCATGGCGAGAATGGGCGCTTCCTCGGTGAGAAAATCCACAAGCTCCGGCCGCTTGCGCGCCTTGTCCAGGGCGATTTCCCTGAGGGTTTGCGGGATCATGTCGGACATCGGCTACCTCCTGAACATGTTTTTGTAGGTTTCTTCCGCTGTTTCGCGGCCGTACGCGGCCGGGGCGGCCCTGCCGCCGGAGAGGGCGTCCTCCGAAAGGAGCGTGCCCACGGCGTGGAAGGCTTCCGCCAGCACGGGGTTGTTGTTCATGCCGCTGGCGGCCAGGGCTTCGGAGAGCCGCCCCTGCATACGCCTGTCGAGGGCGGTCACGGCCCTGAGCGCCGTGGCGCTGTTCTCCTCGAAGCGGCTTCCCCAGCGCCGCCGGAGTTCGGCCCTGCCGGCGGCCAGGGCCGCCTCCGCGATCTCGCTGTTGGCGCTGATCTGCCAATCCACAAGGGCTTGCGCCTGATCAGGGGTGATGCCCCTGTCCACGCAGAAGCGGCGAAAGTTTTCGGCCACGCCCTCGTCAACCCGCACGCCTTCGGGGTAGTGCAGATCCACATCCTCGGGCCGGAGCGCCGGGGTGTAGGCCAGGCCGCGTTCCAGGGCGCGGGCGGCGTCTTCCGCGCTGTCCACCTGCCCGAGTCTGTCGCTCCAGTCCGCGGGAAAGGCGTTGCGCCAGTCCGTGGGCGCGGTTGAAGCGGGCGCGGTTTGGGCAGGCGCGAAATCCGCCGCGCCGCCCGAAGCTGCCGGCTCGCGCATCATGTCTTCAGTCATGTGCGTTCTCCTTCCTGTTCGGTTCCTGTTCTTCACGCGGGAACGTGATCCGCCGCGTCTCCGGTTCCATGCCGTCCGGACGGATATTCGAGCGTATGCCGCCGGGGCTCATGTCGATGCCGCGCAGTTCCGCCATGATCCGCAGGCAGGCGGGGGGATGGGCGCGCGCCGCGCGGTTGAGAATCCAGTCCGCCGCGTTGCGCAGGCGCATTTCGCTTTCCCGCGTCATGGGCGCGTCGGCCCCCAGCTCCCGCAGCAGGCGGAGAAAGACGCGCCGCCCCGCCTCCGTGCCGAGCACTTCCCCCAGATCCGCAAGCGCCTGACGCTCCTCACGTTCGCGCTCCCGGCGTCCGGCCTCCTGATCGCCCGGGGTTTTCATGCCGCTTCGCCTCCCTGTTCCGGTCCGGCTTCCGCCCCGGCGGCCTGCTCCGTGGACAGGAGTTCCCCGGCAAGCGAGCCTTGCGTCTTCACGTTGCCAAGGGCGACCATCTGCTGGAGCATCTGCGCTTGCGCGGCCTGTTGTTCCTGAGCCTGTCGGGCTTCGGCCCGTTCCTGCCGCAGGGCGGCCACCGCCTCGTCGGAACGGATCACCGAGGCCGGCACGCCAAGGCGTTGCGCAAGCTCGTCAATGGCCTGTTCAAAGTCGATCTTGTCGGCCGCCTCCGGCACGATTCCGAGCAGGGGGGCGGCCAGATCGAAGAGGTTCTGAATGGCGACGGCTCCGCTCTGCTCCAGCATCTGCGCCATGGGCGACTGGTAGGAGACGTTGAGCGAGGCAAAGGGCGAAAGCCCTTGCGGCGGCCGCGGCAGCAGCCCCGCCTCGTCGAGCAGACCGAAGATCCGTTCCAGCAGGGGCGAGAGCACGCGCGGCTCGTAGCCGGACACGGTAGGCCCCATCAGCTCCGCGCTCCGCCGGCGGCGATCCATGTATTCCGTCATGGTCATGCCGGCCGGGCGGGTTTCAAGACTCATGTTGGCGAAGACGTTGGCCATCATCACGTCTTCCAGCCGCATGGCGATTTGATCGATCTCCCGCTGCACATGCTGAATGGCCGGGCCGAAATTGACTTCGTACAGCGGCTTGAGCGCATCCCCCGCGCCAAAGCCGGAAGAAGGAATCAGCGCGCCGGCCGACGTGTCCACAAACGCCTTGAGCGGCCCCTGGGACACCAGGGGCGGGTCGATCATCTTTTCCACGCCCACGGCCTTGCGCATCTCCCAGCTCTCGATGCCCTTCTGATCGGCAAGCGCCTCGTCGCCGGGGCCGGCGCCATACACGCCGCGCGCCTCTTCCCACACCGTGAAAAAGAAGGGCATGGAGCGAAATCCGCTCTCGGCCAGAAAATCCGCGCCGTTTTCCTCGTACCACCACGAACCCCACGGCATGTTGCCGTGATCCTTGCGCTCGGGATCGCGCTCCGCGCGGCGTTGCGTGACATGCCGCACCGGAACCGGATCGTAGGGGCGGCTTTCCAGCTTTTCTCGCGCGATCCGGCTCAGTCTGTCCGCGCCGAAGCGATCCGCCAGTTCGCGCGGGGTCATGAGCAGACGCCGCGCCACAGCATCAAGGTTGCCGTCCGCATCCAGGGCGACGCAGTAGGTGCCGCAGGTCTGGCAAAAACAGCGGGCCACGGTGCGGGCGCTCTCCTCACACCCCAGAAGCGCGCAGCCAAAGGCCAGCAATTCCTTGTTGAAGGCGTGGATCGCCCGGTAGAAGCCGCCGGCGGCAAGCACGGCGCGCAAGAGGGCGTCCACGGCGTCCACATATTCGTTGCCGCCCGTGGCCTCACGATCCTCGCGCCGCAAAAAGGCATGGCGGAACCACGGCACGCTGGCCGGGGTCACGGCCTGGGTCATGCCCGCCGCGGCCTTGCGCAAGGCGCGGTTGGCCGCCGGGTTGAACAGGTTGGCCTCGCGCGGGTTTTCCGCATCCTCGCCCTGAAACAGCCCGTGCGAGGGCAGAATGAGCCGGCCTATTTCGCGCTGCCGGGCAAGCCGCGGCGCGCGCAGGCTCTCCAGATGGCTGACGAACTGCCTGATCTCTCCGAGATGCATGGCTCTACCTCGCCTGATTGTTGAGGCCCGAACGCCCCAGCAGGGACGATCCCGCAGCGTTCGCTCCGCTCGCGCCAAGCGGAGAGGTCAGCAGGGTGCCGCCCATCTGCCGCCGCTGGCGCAGTTTGCGTCTTTCCTCATCGCGCACGCCGGCCGCTTCGGCCTCCCGCTCCGCCTCGCGCGGCGCGGCCTCGGCCTCGTACACCACCGGCGCGGGCGCGGACGATCCTCCGCCGAAAATGGAAGAAACCACTCCACCCATATTCAAAACTCCTTTCCGTCGCCCGCCGGACTCCCGGCGGGGTTGCATCATTGCAAAAACGTGGCGATATCCTCACGCCGGAGCACCGCCAGCAGGCCGTCCCGACAGCGCGCGGGATCGCGCGAAGTGGGCATGTGGCAGGCGCGGGGCAGGCGGACGGGCGCGCCAAAGCCCCAGGCGCGGGCCGCGCGGGTCACGGGCTGGTAGCAGGCCGGCCATACGGCCAGCAGCGAGGCCAGGGGCAGTGTCGCAAAGAGATGGACAATGGCCTGCCGCCCGAGCGGCTCCCACTCCGGCCTTGCCGCGCGGAACACGCAGAAATGCACACACCCGCACAGCCCCATGAGCGGATTCAGCCAGACAGCCCCGACCGGGAACCCATCCGTTCCCTCCTCCCCGCCGTTCGCTTCGCCCGATCCGTCCGGATTGCCCGGGTTGTTCGATCTGCCCTGACTGCCCGATCCGGCCGATCTCGTCGGGGCATAGGCCAGCCAGCACAGCGCCCGGGCCGGGTCCACGCATTCCAGCCAGTCCGGCAGGGCGGGCGCGGCCCGGTTCCAGAGAATGGTTCGCTCCATGCCCTCGGCCCGCATGCGCTCAAAGGGCAGACGCCGCAGGGCCGGCGTGTCCGCCGCCGTGAAACGGTAGGTCACCATGCGCACGCCTCCCTGCCCGATATGGGGCCGGACGTGTGCCCCGACATGGCGGCGGAAGCGCCATAGGCGTATTTGAGGAAGTGTTCGCCCTGCCCCATGCCCGCCCGTCGCAGACGATCAAGCTCCCGCTCAACGGCGCTCCGGCCGTCCGCCGCGTCGGGAAACGGCACGCGCACGTCCGGATCCACGGCGCGGGAGAGACAGTCGAGCATGTCGTCGTGCGCGCAGACGGGGAATGTGCCGTATTCCTCTTCCACAAACTCCCGAGTGAAATCGCGGATGCGCCCCTCGCCGTCCCGAAAGGCGTCGTGCGCGGGCAGAAACAGCCGTTCCTGCTCGAACCAGGGGATCAGGCGGCGGATGCGGTCGCTCTTGGCCGTGGAGCCGCCAAGCTCGCGCAGGGTGAAATGGTAGTTGAGCCGCGCCATTTCACTGCGGATGTGCTCGATATCGGCCTGAAGGCCGTACCGCTCGTAGCCCACAAAGAGCGGATCGAACTCGCGCGCCAGGCGGAACACCGTTGCCGTGCGCTCGGTCAGGTTGAGCCGCGCCCGCTCGCCATGCACAAGATAGAGGCATTTGTCCGCATTCCAGCCCACAACGCAGAACACGCTGTAGTCGCTGCCTCTCTTCTTGCTCCCGGCCGGGTCCACCAGAATGGCGCGGTTCATGCTTCGCCACAGGTTTTCGGCGGGCCGCCAGTAGCGGAGCCATTCGGCGCGGAAGCCGTCGGCCTTGTCGGCCAGCGGATTTTGCAGCATCTGGCAGGCGAAGACGTACGGCCCCATGTCGCGGCGCTTTTCATTCAGCGCGGCGCGCGGAAGCAGCACGGGTTCGCCCTCGAACGTGCCGTCCGCCGTGGCCGGGCGCACCCGCGGAACCACGGAACCGGCGCGGATCAGTTCGGCATAGGTGTCGTTGGCGTGGTAGCGCGTGCCGATCATCCGCCTTGCCCCGCCGCGCGCGCCAAGATTGAGCGAGAGCCGCCAGGCTTCTGTCGTTTTGGCGATCTGCTCCGGCGTGCTCACCGATTCCAGGGTCACCACATCGTCATAAATCAGCAGATCGAAGTGCTTGCCCGTGGGCTGACCGTCCACCAGGCCCCAGGCTTCCACGGTGTTTTCCTTGGGGTTGTTCCCGCGCCGGACGACGATCCCGCCGTCCTCGCTCCAGGTGCGAGCCTCGCCTCTGGCAGGCGGCCGAATGTGCGGAAACAGTTCCTGCAAAAGCCGGTTCGTCTCGAATTCGCGCTTGATCTGACGCAGAAACGCCCTGGCCGCCGGCCGGGTATGGCTGAAAATCCCGACAGTGACGTCCGGATTGTTGAGGATGGTCTGAATCGTCAGGCCCACGGTGATGATGGTTGACTTGTAGTGCTCGCGCGCCCACAGATCGAGGCGGCCGTCCGGCTCCGCCTGCACCTCGCGGCAGCGGGCGAAACAGAAGTCATTGTCCATGTCCGTCCGGCCCATGCCGTTGACCAGCAGAAAGAACAGATCTCCGGCGCACAGCGCCCGCAGATCGTCGGGATGCGAGGCCGCGGCGTACACCGCCCCGGCCCGGACACGTTCGCTTTCGCCCGCGTTTTCGCCGTTCATGCCCCGGTTCTCCCTGTTCCGTCTGTTCCATTCGTTCATGCCGCGCCTCCCCTGCCCAGCCTTTCCAGCAGGCCGGCCACCACGGGCGTCACTTCGCGCCGCGCCTCCGGCGCACCGGCGTCGTCAGCTTCCGCCCTTTCCCTGAACAGGCCGAGGTGCTTGCCAAGAAGCTCCAGCGCCCTGACCTTGTCGTGCTTTTTGAGGCGGAGCGTTCCGCCGCTTCCTTCAGCCACTTCGGCCACGCCGGCGGCCTGTTCTTCCGTCAGGCTGGAGCTTTCCTTCAGCTCCAGCCCGTCCGGCCCCCACTCCATGAGATCGCGCGGGTCGGCAAAGGCGATGCGCGCCAGTTCCAGCACCACGCGATCGGCGTCGATTTCCGTGCGTCTGGCCCGCGCCGCCATGCCCGCTTCCACGGCGCGCGCCACGCCGGCGTCCGCCAGCAGCCGCGCGCCGATGGAGGACGCCGTTTTCGCGCTGTAGCCGGCGCGGATCGCCGCGCGAGTCGCGTTCAGATCCTTCAGGTACTCGGCCGCAAAGGCTTCGCGCCGGGGGGAGAGTTTCTTCCCCGCGTTTTCCGTGCGCATCAGACGATTCTCCTCACAACATCCGCTGGAATTGACCCGCGACGAAGGGATCACACGCCCATGCCGAACAGCGCGCTCACGGCCAGCATGACGTCCTTGAGCATGGACGGCGGCAGGGGCGTCTCCGGCCAGTAGGTGACGATGATCGGACGGGCCGCGACTTCCCAGGCGAACAGCAGGCAGAGCAGGTACATCATGAGCTTGCGCGGGGTCAGGCCCCCGTTGCTGGCGCGCTCCGTTTCGGCGTTGATGTCCAGATTTTTTTCCTGAAGCCGGGCGCGATCCGGCAAAATGCGGTCAAGCGCCCTGCTCCCCAGGCCAAGCAGCGAGGTCAGCCAGCCCATCACGCCGCCTCCCCGGCGGCCAGGCCGCCGATGAGCCGCCCCTCGTCCGCGCGCCGGCGGGCGTAACGGGTGAAGCCGGTTTGCAGTTCGCGCGAGGCCGCCGGCCAGTCGGCCGAGCAGAGCAGTCGCCAGGTTTTGGGGCAGCACGTCCTGCCCGCTCCCAACTGGTAAAACAGGCTGACGATCACCGCCTGCGCCTCGGGCGGACAGGCCGCAAAGGGCATGTCGGCGTCGGCGTCGTACAGCGCGGCGGCGCGGGCGATGTAGTCGGCGTGGACAGCGGCGTCCAGAACGTCGCACTCGGCGTCGGCAAGCGTCAGGGGTGCGGCGGTCAGGGCGGCCACGGCTTCATGCCGGCGCTTGCCCAGATACGGCCGGAAGCGCTCGCGGAACGCCCCGGCGAGATTCATGCGGCGCAGGTCGGCTTCCGCCTGCTGGCCAAGGTCAAGCCCCGTGCCCACGGTGACGCCGGACACGCCGATCACCTCGCCGTAACGGGCCGGGTCATAGGGCGACTCGCCCCGGAAATTGCGGCGGCTGCACGGGATGTAGGCAACAGTCTGCCGCGTCTCCCACTTGCCCAGAAAGTCGCGGATGCGATCAACGGCAATGTTCATGCACAACTCCTTGTTTGCAGCCCCAGTATACCCGTTCTGTTATGGAAAGTGTTTGTAATTTATTGAAATAATTGGTAAAAATTGGAAACAATCGGAAGAAGGTCTCAAGCGCGCGCCCCGGACGGCCCAGGCGTTCCGGCCGCTCCGGCGGCATGTCGCGCCGCGCCCGCCGGGGGAGCAAGCCGCCGCGCCATGCGCCGGGCCGCGTCCAGTTCATCCTGAAAGGCGTAAACGCCGCCGGACTTGCGCACCGGGTAGCCGCGCGAGAGAATGGTCTTGCGGGTCAAGCCCGTGTAGGCTTCAATGGCCTTCCAGCCGCACAAGATACGTTCCTGATCCAT